GATTGAGCCAGTCACCCTATCCGACGCCCACTTGCAGTACGAGTTCCTTTCTTCAGAGTCCGCTCAAAAGGTTCTTGTAGGCCACCGCATCACGTCTCCGATGCTCTTTGGTATCAAGGAGAACACTGGATTGGGCAGCAATGCGGACGAAATCAAGAATGCTTACTTGCTTCTGGACAATACGGTGATTCGCCCTATTCAGATGGGCATCTTGAAGGCATTTGACGAGCTGCTTGCGGTGAACAATGTCTCTTTGAATTTATACTTCAAGCCGCTTTCACCGATGGAGTTCAACGACATCAAGGTCACGGACTCAACAACAGTCGAAGAAGAAACTGGAGTGAAGGAAGCCGACCAAGTGACTACGGAAGTGGTATCTACCGTGAACGAGGAAATCGCCCAGAAGGAGGCATCGTACAACGGAGCGCAGATTGCGTCCTCTCTGGACATTATGCGAGCCGTACAGGAGGGCGTTCTTACCCAAGACCAAGCAATCACCTTCCTTGTTCAGATGCTCCAGTTCGAGCCGTCTGTTGCGAAGGCGTTATTCGCTGGGAACTCCTCTGCGGTCATCACGCAAATGAAGTCGCAAAAAAAGCTTGAAGCATCATCCCCTGCCTCCGAGGAGTTGGTGCGTGAATTGACCTCGCTTGGTGAAGACGAGGATTTGGAGGAGTGGGAACTGGTCGGTGACGAGCAGCTTTCCGAGCAAGATATCGTAAAGATGCGGGAGGTGAACTTCGCATCCACAGGAAGCGCATTCCCGAACGCCAAGAGCGCACAAGACGGCGTAACGAAAGAAGGGTTCAAGTACAAGGTTCGGTATGCTTACGCAGGCGAAAAGAAGGGTGAGCGGGAGTTCTGCAGTTTGATGCTACAAGCGAATAAAATCTACCGCATTGAGGACATCGAAGCGATGAGCGGTAAGGCCGTGAATGCAGGATTCGGAAAGAACGGAGCAGCCACTTACGACATCCTGTTGTACAAAGGTGGCCCGAACTGTCATCACTTCTGGATGCGTAAGACGTACCTCTCAAGAGCGAAGGGAGTGACACCCGACCCCAAGAACAAACGCTCCGAGGTGAGCGTCAACGACCTCCGCAAGTTGGGAGTGAAGTTACCAGTCAATGATTCGTTAGTCGCCAAACCGCCTATCTCGCAGGACTATCGGGGCTACACTCCCGAATACGCAAAAAAGATAGGTATCCCCAAATAAGGTTATATAACTATGTATCCCCTATTCATTTCCCCCGATGACCTCGTAAAGCGCACCGCCATCAACGGCAATGTTGACCGTGACCAGATGGTGCAGTTCATCAAGATAGCCCAAGACATTCACGTTCAAGCACTTCTTGGTACTGCCTTGTACAACGCCTTAAAGAACGATGTCTTAAACGATACGTTGACAGGAAACTACGAAACGCTGATGACTGACTACGTTCAAGACGTACTGGTGCATTACGCAATGGTTGAGATACTTCCGTTCCTTGCCTACAAGGTGAGCAACGGTGGTGTGTTCAGAAAGCAAAGCGAGAACTCGGAAGGCATCGATAAAAGTGAATTGGAATACTTGATTCAGAAGGAGCGAGATACGGCTGAACATTACGGAAGACGCTTGGTATCGTACTTGACTTTCTACGGATCCCTCACGCCCGAATACTATGAAAACCAAAACGGACAAATGTACCCTACCGATGGTCAATCGTTCCACGGCTGGTACCTATAAAGTGAAGCCAGAGAACGAAGTGAAGTTGATAAATTTCTTAAAAGAGCAAAATGGCAAATAGCATCGGGTGGGGTAATATCTACTGCTCCTCTAATTGGGGAGACGAGGATTACAATACGAGGGCAATAGGTGACGTACCTACTTGCTTTGGTAACGCATATATTTATGCGGATGCGTATGTTGCTCGTGTTGCCGCCGATAGCGGAACCACCGAAGGGTACGAGTGTTTGGTAAATGCAATTGACGCCTTAAATTTTAACTGATGAGTTCATTTTACGACGATGCAAGTTTGGTGGTTATACCAAGCGGCTATAAGACAAGCAAGGTATATGCTGAAAAACCGACAGACGGCAGCGGTGATTTAGCGTTCACCCGCACAGGGGATACGGCAACCCGTGTAAATTCTGCGGGGCTGATTGAGAAGGTGCGGACTAATATAAATACATATAGCGAGCAGTTAGATAATGCAGCTTGGACTAAACAATCCACAACGGTAACCGCAAACGCTACCACAGCACCTAACAACACATTAACTGCTGATAAGTTAATTGCAACAGCCACCACGGCGTTTCACGGTATATTTAATGTCAACGCAACTTTAAGTAGTCTTCACACATTTAGTTTTTATGCTAAAAAAGCAGAGTATAATTTTGTTACTGCTCTTGACCAATTTAGCGGAACATTTCTTGCCTCTTTTAATTTAGATACTGGAGTAGTATCAAGTGGAAGCGGAGCGAGTATTCAATCAGTAGGCAATGGTTGGTATCGTTGTGCGATTGCGTTTGATGGTGCAGCAAGTGCTGTTGTTGCTACTTTAGCCCCAAGCCCTTCAAGTGCTTCAGTTAACTATTTAGGCGATGGAACAAGCGGTATATTCGTTTGGGGAGTACAGCTTGAAACTGGCGACATCGCCACCGAGCCAATTTTGACTACTACGGCAGCGGTATCGGTAGGGCCCGTTGCTAACGTACCCCGTTTGGATTATCTCGGCTCAACCTGTGGAAAATTGTTGCTTGAGCCGCAGCGGACTAATTTGATGACGTTCTCGGAGCAAATAGATAATGCGGCTTGGCTTAAAACAAATGCGACCATTAGTGCGAATGCTGCAACCTCGCCAGACGGCTACCAAAATGCTGATAAGTTAATTGATAACGCAACGCTGGCGGGGCATTTTATACAGCAAACAATTAGCATTACTGGAGTTCATACTTTTAGTGTATTTGCAAAAGCCTCTGAATCTTCAGTAATTACGTTGCAAATCCAGCAAGTATCGGTTACATCAAACTTTGCTTTAATTTATTACGACCTTATTTCGGGTCAAGTTGAATCGGGGGAATTTAGCACTTCGCTTTCTGCTGGAACAATACAAGAAATGAGCAATGGCTGGTATAGGTGTACAATAACTTATACGCCAATAACTGCGGGAAACCACAACGTAAGGGTTTTCGTTGCCAAAAACATAGGCGGAAACAAAGTTGACTACGCTGGTAATGGAACCGATGGGGTATTTTTATACGGCACCCAACTTGAAGCAGGAGCCTACGCCACCTCGTACATCCCCACACTTGGAGCATCCGCAACACGTGGGGCAGACGCTTGCAGTAAGACGGGGATAAGCTCACTAATTGGGCAGACGGAGGGGACTTTGTTTGTGGATTTTACAATAAACGCATTAGCCAACTTTGGTACTCCAATAAGTGTAAACGATGGAAGCACTAGTAACTACATTTGGCTTACTATTTTCTCAAACGGAAATCTTCGTGCTGAACTAAATAATGGAACTGTACAAGCGGCTATTACTTATGGCGGTGCAGTCGTTGGCGGCCGCTACAAAATGGCGTTTGGTTACAAAACAAACGACTTTGCGCTGTATGTAAATGGCACGCAAGTCGGAACGGACAATAGTGGTACTACTTTTAGCGGTACAACTTTGAGCCGAGTGGATACAGACATCACAAATGCGTCCGTATATTCTACCGCTTCCGAGTCAATAAACCAAGCCCTCCTATTCAAGACCCGCCTAACAAACGCCGAAATGGCTTCGTTGACCAGCTTGTAATATGGCCGTAGTTTATATACATATGAAGCCCAATACTCGGGATATCTTCTACGTTGGGATAGGTAACGACATTAAGCGTGCCTATCGAAACGAGGGGAGAAACGACCATTGGACTAAAGTGTATAACAAGTACGGCAAGGTGGTTGACATCATTGCGCAAGACATAAGCCTTGATGCGGCAAAGGAGATGGAAAAACATCTTATTGCCTCACTAAATGATTCGCTCTGTAATAAAACTCTTGGCGGTGAAGGATTTTTTGGCGGTACGCATTCAGAAGAAACAAAACAAAAGCTTCGAAAGGCTAATACTGGTAAAAAACTTTCTGATGAAACAAAGCAAAAGATTAGCGAGAAGTCCAAAGGGCACCCTAACTATTTAAAGTTTCATACCGAAGAAGCAAAGATGAAAATCTCTGCTGCATTTAAAGGAAAGAAGCGAAGCGAATACTTTTGCCAACGAGCTAAAGAAGCAAAGCAAGGATATCGCCCGCACCCATCTTCTTGGGAGAATGCTGCTAAACTTAAAAAAGAGAATGCTTCTCTAATCAAGGAGCTTACTACTGGATTTGTTGGCAAGATTTGGGAGATTCAAGAACGATTCGACATTCAAAAACAAGCAGTATACTCAAACTATAAACACGACAAGCCTATCACCAAGTTCAAATGGGCTGGTCTTAATTTTGTAAAACTATGATATTCCGTAAATACGCATTTGCTGACTGGGCAACATCCAAAGCAGCAATCCAAGTAGAAGTAACAACACCCGAAGGAACGGAACTCGTCTGGAACCAAGACCTCGTTTCTTGCGTAGTGGAAATTGGCCACCTATGTACGCAATGGGGAACCGATGCCGAGGGTATGCAAGTATGCGAAGCAACCGACCCACTCTACGCCGTTGACATCGTATGGCAGGATACGGCTCTTGCTGCGTACGAATCAGCGTTGGTATGGCCTAACCCCTGCGGTGTAAACTCTTTTGGGTACACGTTAGATACCGAGTACGCCCAAGCGTTTTGCGTAGCGAATCCCGAAGCAGCATACTGTCAACCTCCAGCACCATTCGAGATATGAAAGCAGATAGCTCAAGTGCAGTAGCAACGTCTTGGAGTTTAGCCGTTGGAGGATTAACGATTGCCGAGGTGCATCAGATAGCGGGGTTGTTTGTAATGGCCACCTCTTTCGTGTACACGTTGTGGCGTTGGAACCGAGACATCAAGAATGATCGATAGAATTTTCCGCAACCCAAAGACCACGACCATCGGACTTATTCTGATGGCTCTTGGAATGATATTGGTGTGGTTCGAGAAAGCAACACTCGCAGAATATAGTGCCTTCTTGATGGGCGGCTTCGCTTTGATGATGAGCAAGGACGGCGAGAAGAAGGTTAAGTAAGGGCAATAAAGCGCACTATAAGACGCATAAACCCATCACGAGGCGCATTTTATGACCCATTATATATGACAAAGAACTTCACCCTCAAGGAACTGTGCGTCACCAAAACGGGGATACACAACGAACCGAATGCCGAGCAGAAGGAAGCGTTGCGTTTACTGGCGGTAAACATTTTGCAACCTGCTCGTGATGCTCTTGGGCCTATTAAAGTGACGTCTGGGTTCCGCAATGCAAAGGTCAATGCAGCCATCAGCGGCAGCCGTTCCAGCCAGCATATGAAAGGTGAAGCGGCTGACCTGCAATGCGATGACAACGCTGCTCTGTTCAAGTTCATTAAGACGCTGGAGTTCGACCAATTGATTTGGGAGTTCGGAGATAAGGAGCAGCCCGACTGGGTTCACGTTTCTTTCTCCAAGAGAAATCGCAAGGAAGTCCTCCGTGCGAAGCGAGTTGGAGGCCAAACCAAATACACCCCGTTCAAATGAGATGGCTCCTCCTCCTTTTGCTGGCCTCTTGCTCTGCGGAGTGGCACTTGCAACAGGCAACAAGAAAGGGAGCAAGAGTCACCCAAGAGAAGTGGGACACGGTAATCGTAACCAAAGAGCGACGCTTGTTTGACACGCTTGTCCTCAAGGACATCGACTCTGTTGTTGTCCAAAAGGACAACGTCCGAGTGAGTTTGATTCGCAAGTTTGACACGATCCGAGTGAAAGCGATTTGCCTGCCAGACACAATCCGAGTTACCAAGTGGGTCAAGACCACCATCAAACCGAATGAAAGACCTGTTCGGACTTGGGTATTCATTTCGATATGCTGCTTCCTGCTTGCAATGCTATTCGCAATAGAAGGCGCAAGAAGGCGATAGAGGGTATTTAGAAGCGATTTGCGGGACTTTCTTTCTCTCGGTGGGTGTTTTCCTTACTTGAGTATTAAAGTGCCTTAAAACGGCTCTAATTTTCTTTTATTAATTTTCTTTAAGTTAAGTTTATAGAAGTAATAGTTACTTACTTAAGTAGTTATATATAACTAACTAACTTACTTATATACTACTTACTTTGGTAAAATAAACCAAAATTCGGACTACGCAACTTTTTTCTTATTTTTTTTTGAGAGAGGTTTGCCGAATGAAAAAAGACAAGCGCAGACGTGACTACTACCAACAAGTCGAAGAAGGCAAAGCCAAGAACGATTACACCAACGCATTCCTCAACCACTTCGGATTCTGCGACTACCCAAAGTCAGCAAGCGTCAGCGCAGACGAAAGAAAGTATCGAAAGACAGGAGGAATCAAGATGGCGGGCGATAATGTCTAACGGCAATGAAGGAACCCACTACGACCTCCACGGCAACTTCACAGAGTCATTCGTATGAATTGACCCTCGGAAAGGTTCCGTCCTTGAACAAATACTACTCGGGAGCGCATTGGGCTATCCGTAAAAAAGAGGGAGACCTTATCCGCAACCACCTTTTGATGCAGCTTGCACAGTTGCCGAAGGTGGTTCTCTCGTCTTACGAGATCCACCTCACCCACAACTACCGATACGACAACGACAACTGCATCACGGCAATCAAATTCGGGGCAGATGCTTTCCGTTATTGGGGAGGTTGTGTTGATGATACCTCCAAGTACTTCACCAAATTGACAATTCAAAAGGACTCTGAACTCCCTGTAAATACTGGGCTTTTGAAAATAATTGGAAAAAAAGTGTAGATATATTTTTTTATTCCAACTTTCTTTTGTTACTTTGCCTCATCATTAAAAACCAATCTAAATGAAAGCACACGTTCGAAAGCTGGTTGCGTTGAGCAAGATGTTCCCCAACCACTACGCCCTCATCTCTGACCGCACAAGGGTCACCGTCCAGATGGACTACGATCAAGATACGTTTGACCAACTCATCGACAACCCCAAGTGGACTGCCGACCTGTCAGACATTGACTTCACCCGTTTCACCCGTGGCAACTGCCAAGTAATCCTTGCAATGTGATGGAATACGGAACCCGCACCAACTGGTCGCAAGAGGCGGCACAACAAATGGTTGAGTACCTACAACACCGAGTTGAAGCAATGGCCGCAAAGATGGAGTTCTTGGAAGCCGAGAACGAGGTACTCAAGCAAACTCTCCTTCACGAATTAAGGCACTAACACCCGCCTCCGAGAGGTGTTAAAAAAACCAATCTAAAAAATGAAGATTGTATCTATCTCCCCCAACGGAACGTGGAACTCAAACGACGGCAACACGTTCTACAAATTCCAGATTCAGTTCGACAACGGACAAAGCGGAACCCTGTTCTCAAAGAGCCAAGATGCACCGCATCAAGTAGGCGAGGACATCAACTGCACCATCAACGAACGAGGCACCATCAAGGTCGAGCGTTCTGGTGGTGGTAACTGGAACCGAGGCGGTGCAGCACCTCGTGCTAACGATGCCGAGCGCACCGCATCTATCGTCCGTCAAGTTGCACTAAAGGCAGCGGTAGAACTGTCAGCAGCTCACGCAGCAGCAGGCAAGTCAATTCCTACGGATAACATCCTTGATCTCGCAGAGCGGTTCAACGCTTGGCTGGAGAAAAAAGAAGTAAAGCACGAAGCGCATATGGCTATACGCCAAGCGGTAGAGGAGTCGCCTTTCTGATTGGTTTTGGTGGTGACTCTGGGGGGGTAGTGATGCACCCCCCAACTTGGTCGGGTGTTGCAGTACAACTGTTGCCTCATTTGCAATGCTGGTTCGAGTCCAGCCCCGACCGCAAAAATTCCCGCATCTGGAATTTATTTTGTTTATTTGCACAAAACCAATCTTATGCATCCAGACATCCTGTCCATCACGGACACAAGCCCCTTTCTCGAACGGGCGCAAAAAGGTTCTTACTTCGATATGGGGAGAATCGGTAACGAGAAGATTGACGAGTTCCTGCGATTTAAGGAGGGGGAGTTCATCGTCTGCACGGGTCACGCCAACGTGGGCAAGACGCACACGATGTTCTATCTGATGCTGATGCAGTCCATCACCCACGGGAAGAAGTGGCTCTGCTATGCGGCGGAGAACGAGGTTCAC